GGATCTAGTTGGCCGCCTGTTCTTACCACACCAGAACCACCGCTATTCCAGACTACATCTTCCTGATCTTCAGACTTGAGAAAAATGTTGTTGTTGAACAATGCGCCGTACATGCGCGGCACACCATCGGTAACTTGTTTGATCCAGCCGTTACGATCAATGATAGGTGCATCGCTGGCGCGAATCATAGGCACTTCCGGGCCTTGACCATTGATCGGTGTCAAAGATCCAGTTTTTGTAAAATCATAATGTAATGATAATTCCATTAACTGAACTCCCTCGGCGGTTGGCCTGATAACAAATTCACATCGCTTAATTCGGTCGGCCGAGTACCAATATCATCGACATCCGGCATCAACTCGATCAGTTGAGGATGCAGCGGATATGTCGGCGCTCCTGTGTGACCAGTGACAACTTGCACATCAACATCGCGCACGACTTGAACATAAAGCTCAGGATCGTAATCAGGCAAACCTTCATCTGGTTGGTAATTTGGGTTTGGTTCGCCCACCGTGCGTTGCACTGTCTGAGTTTCAACAACCAGTTGTGTTCCGAGTTGACGACAAGCCAATTGGCTATCCCATGCCCACGCGCCGGCAATGATGAACTGGTTTGGGTAATCGAGCGCCAGTTGATCGAGTTCTTCCTGTACGCGCAACAAAACTTCTTTCTTGTTGCTGTAGTAAAGATTCCAGAGTGTCCACTGACGCGCATTGATCGTCGCCACACGAAACAATCGCTGGACTTCTGCACCGCCAAGAATACGACTGAACAGCAACGCAGTCGCATCGCTTACCGGGCCGGTGTAGGGGCCGTCCACTGCCTCATCCCATTGAAGCCGCTCTTTGACGGCGGCCTGCGCATCATCCCGTAATGCGATCCAGACGTTGACTCTCATTTCTTGCCTCGATCCTCGGGCCTGTCATCGATCGGCGGCCCATAGGCCTTTTCACCTTCCGGGCCTTCGTAAGGCTTGCCCGGATCGCGAACACCAGTCCGCGGCGGCTTCGGCCGGCCAGTGCCTACGCGGCCGCGCGGAAACTTCTGACGCTCGTCCGGTGCGCCTTCTTTGCCTTTCTCGGCATCCTCGACGGCGCCCTCGACGCCCCGGTAATCGCGATATGCGCTGCCTTCACTCATGTCAAACCTCCACGATGGTCGAACCGACGACCTGACCAGCCGCCTCGATCTCGGCGATCTCTCGAGCCGGTGCTGTTGTTCGAGGGCCGGCCTTCAGATTCACCGGATGCAGCGTTGCCTGAAAAGTCGGCCCGTTGAACTGAACCTCGTAATACTCGATCCGGTTCTCCGGTGGGTTTTCGAGATTACGAATGATCGTTGCCACATCGGTTTCGAGGAACGTGTTATCCACTTCCTCATGCGTGACGGCCGGCGTCGGCGGCGTCGGCGGCACAGGCGGCGTTGCGGTTGGATCGCCGGGATCACCGGGATTTTCCGGCGTATCGATAACCGTGCGGATCTGCACCGCAAGAAAATGGGTGTTCATACTCCTGCTCCTGTTTCACGCCGCAGCGTGTGTTCTTTGAGTGCGACTACGTTGTCCAATGCCTTCGCCTGGCGCGCGGTACGATCCTTCATGCGCTCCAAGCCAAGCCGCTGATACAGATCGCTCAGTTTCATGTCGCGATCGAGCGCCAGCTTGGCGAAGCCAATCTCGGCATCCAGTTCGAGGCGCATGATCTCGCGTTGATGACGCATTTCGTTGTCCTTCGCCCGGTTCTCCGCTTCCATCTTCTTGAGTTGAATCTCTGGATCTTCCTTCGGCGGGTTTTCTTTGATGTAGGTCTGCTGTTCTTCGTCGTCGCGGAAGAACCGGCTGGCGTCCTTGTAGCCGAGCGATCCGTAGATCTCGTCGGCCACTTCGCTGGACTTCATGCGCATCGCCATGCCCGGCAGACTGGCAGCATTCTTCGTGGCGTACATGAGCTTTTCGACGCGCTTCTGCGGATCGGTGTTGCCCATGCCCACGTTGACGCGCACCGTGAGTTCTTGCATCAGCAGTTCGTCGGTAATCGAGTCGAGGCCGAATTTCTGGTACAGGCCGGCCTTCTTCGACGCCAGCGACAGGATGATGTTGTCCGATTCGCAATACTGTTCGAGGCGAACAAGCTGGCGCAGCGTCGGTTCGACCCACGTTTCGAAGAAGATGCGAAGGCCGTAATCCCTGACAGCCCCCGCACCCGACTGCATCGCTTCCATGCCCCCAACAGTTTCGTTGAGATTCCGATTCGACTGCACGGATGTTTGTGAAAAAGCACCGACAAGCTCGTCCAGTTCGACCGAGAGCCGGTCCTGCTCCTGATACGATGATCCGGTGACATCGCGGGTATCTACGGTCTGAACGTCCCTTTCTGGATCGTTCATCATGACGCCGCCGCCTGGCACATTGCGAATCAGTGCGTCGAGATCGACTTGGCTGCCGCGCCTCACGTAGTACCGCTTGTTCAGCACCAGCTTTACGTTGTCTAGGCGCTGATTCGCGACTTCGTTGATTTCTTCCTGCAGGCCGGATGCCTGCTCAACGTCGCCGGCCGGATAGTTCCTGAAGGCCTCGATCGTGCTGAAGCCTACCGTAAACGGGCGCTCCCCTTCGCGTAGGTGAGGGAATGCCTCGCGAAGGGGAACGGGATCGGTGAGAACCAGATCGGTTCCCATCGTCCAGAACATCATATCGTCGCCATTTACGTTGACGATGTTCATGTGCGCCCAAAGCGTCGAATACGCGCTGGATGCCTGATCGTCAGCCGGGTCTATGCGCTGCCGGCCTTCACGCGCCTGGCGGGTGCGGTCGTACCATTTCTTGCGGGTTGCCAGCAGATCGCCAAGCGGATACTTGCGCCATACTGGCTGGCCGGTCTTGGGATCGACTTGCTCCATCTTTTCGAGCGCGTCGATCGCGTAGATCGGCATCATGTAAATCAGGTAGGGCGACGTACCGCACGGATCACGCCAGTCGCACATCGGGTCGAAACGGAAGTTCTCGGGCGCGATCAGATCGCAGACCAGATCGTCCTTGCGGACTTTCTCAGTCTCAAAGCCCATGAGCGAGCCGTCTTCGTCTACGATGTAGTTGCCGCCTTCGTCCATCGCCGGCTGCACATCCGTGTCAACGTGGTAATCCCATCGCTGCATCGAGATACACAGGCCGTAAACCTGCGTGGACTGGTAGGCGCCAACCACCGTCTGATACCACTTCATCTTGCGATCGAGGCGGTATTGCAGGATTTCCTTGTTGATGGCCGCGGACGCGACCTGAATATCGTTGGTCGGATCTTCCGGCTGGATGTCGAGAACATCGAGCGTCGAGAACATCGCATTTGTGAGCGCGGCCTCGCTGGCCTTGGTCATCGAGCGTGTTTTGGGCCGGAATACGCGCGAGCGTTTATAACTCTCACTGCGGAACTTCGTAGACGGCGCATGCTCGCCGTGGAAGTGCGCAAGGTTTCTTTCCCACACCGTTGTGATGTTGGAGTCCATGTAGTCGGTTGAGGCCCGGTAGATCGTCTGGGCCGTCTGAATCAGGTTTTCGTCACTCGATACCGATTCATCTTCGACATCGTAAGCATCTTCGTCGGCCATCGTTGCATGGCCTGAACGATCGCCGGTCGGTGATTCGCCAGGCGGTAGATCCTGCGGCAAACGACGATAAGGATCGGACGTTTCTGATTCGTAGACTACACCGCTCATACCGGCTCCGGTGCGCTGTCGGTTGCGATTACACTGTCAAAGGCATCGCGCGCCAGCGTTTCAAGTTGGTCGGGGTCGAATTTCCGGTCCCGAGCGACATTGTGCCGCTCTAGGATCTCGCCGGCAGCCTGCACGGCGCGCTTTTCAAGCTCGTCCATCGTGTACTTGTTCATGTGCAGATGGTAGCCCTTGTAATTGCAGATCGAGTCGCACCCGATGATAAGCATCTGGTTCTCGACATCGACCATCACTTTCCATTCGCGCTGATTGTAATGCTCCATCAGCACCTTGCCTACCCGCATCGCAATCCATTGCTCGAGCTTGGCCTTGCGCTCGTTCATCGTGTCATCGAGTTTGATCTCGTTATAGTCGGCCCAGACCGTTTCCGGGCCGCGCTTCGTACCCGGTAACAACTCAATGCGCTTCGATGGCGCAAGAACGCTCATTTTTCGCCGATCCGTTTTACTTTGGGCTTTTCAGGCGGCGCCATCGGCTTTTTCGGTGGCAGCTTCTTGTTGGCGATGATCTCATCGGCTTTAGCTTTGCCCTTCAGATCTGACCCACGTTTGTACTCGTCTGGTGCGCTCATCCCATCTTCCTCTTTTTCTCGTCCAAAGCCTTGCCGGTCTTCAACGACTGGCCTGTTGATTTCTGACAGATCGCCGCTGCCGCACCTTTGCCCTTTTTGCCTTTGAGCTTGGTGTAGCACCGTTCAACTCTCGTACCTTTTGGCATTATGCTGCTACCGTTTCTGGTTCAAAGTTGTCTTCCGGCTCGAAATAGTTCTGATGCCAGCCGCCGATGTGTTCGGCGAAAGTGTACGCGATCGCATCGCCTTCGTCAGGCGAATCAAGGCCGCGCTTCTTCATGTCCTGCTTGCGTTCGAGGCGCATCTGCTCCCGGTCATTGAAGCCGTACTCGATACCAATCAGCGCATTCCTGAGATCCGCGTCGTTCGGGATGTCCATGCCTTCCTTCATCATCCGACGCATGCGGTCCCACATTTCGCACCGCTTGTTCCAGTACACTTCCGGCTCGTCGGGCTTCTCGCCGGCGTTTACTTCGATGATGTCGTGTCCAAGCATGCGCAATCGGTCAACGACGCCAGCGCCGACGCCGACGACATCGACAAAAGTTGCAGCCGGCTGATAGCGTTTAATGGCAGCCACAACCTTGGCCGCCAGGTGCATGGTGTCAATTTCGCGGAACTTGAGCATTTCGATGATCTTCCGGCCCTGACGCACGGCGATGACTGATTTATCTTCGCCGAAACGCGCAACGTCCACCCCAAGTACGATAGGTAACTGGAAAAAGCTCTCGTAGGGAGCCTCGTAGAGCATGGCTGTGTCAACAACTTCGCTGCTGATGAACTGCATGCTGCCGGCGCGGGGGAACTGGCCCTTGACGCGAACTCTGGCAAAGTCACTGTCCTCTCCATAGACCGCGAGCATGCGCTCGATTTCGGTCTTGTTCGTCATCTTACAGGTGCGGCTGTCGATCTGGTGGCATGTCCAGCGCGGATCGTTGTCGAACATGTTGCGGAACTTGCCGGTGTTGCGCGTCGGGTTGCCGTAGCAGAACCACATGGCGCGCGGGTCGGTCATGGCGCCTTCAGAAACTTCGTAGATCTGGTCCGCGATGGCCGAGGCTTCATCGTAGATGATAAGAACATGCGTACCGTGAAGACCGGCGAACGCTTCCGAATTGTGTTCGGTGTTGGGCGTTGCGGCACAGAACCACGTTTCCGGGTGTTCCTTGTGGAAAAACTTCGTCGCCGTCCATTTGAACCAGTGCCGGTTCGCCGCGCGCTTGTGCCACAACGCCAACTCGCGCCATGTCTTCGTGTTCAACTGAGTCGTTGTATTAGCAGTGATGACTCCGTTGAGGTGAGGTCGAGTGGACATGGCCCACAAGATGATCCATGCGACTTCAGCAGACTTGCCAATACCGTGACCGGAAGCGATTGCCTCTCGGATAGTTCCTTCAGGATCGCGACGTATGGACGCCCGTACACGCTGCATCTGCGCGCGCTGCCATTTGTCCGGGCCGTCATGTTCTTCAAGCTCTGTGCCTTTCTCTCCCCAAGGAAACGCATACATCACGTAACCTTCAGGGTCGTCGTAAAACTGATCGATGTCGTGTACTAGCTGCTTCTCAAACTCCGCTTCCGATAACGGTTCGCCCTCAACCCATTCCGTGAAATCAGGCGCCTGGTACTCCTGCTCAGGCATTGCCTTGAAATCAGCGAGTTGTTGAGCAACGGATGCGACCATCAGGGCTTGCCTCCTGAGCCGCAATAGCCTTTGCGATCTTCACCGTGCCGGTTCTCCTGAAACGGCTCCCATCGCCAGCGCATGCAGGTAGATCCAATACACGGCTCGCCGACAAAACCGTTCGCCGGTATGCGCGTCGATGGGCAGACCAGCGTCTTGGCTTCTTTCTCGGTGGTCATCCTGCCGC